AGAATCTACCTTGAGAGAGGAATTAAAAACCCAATTGGATGAAATGACATATCCTAAGTTACTTGCACAAGACTCCGAAATGACTGATAATGCTCAAAATATTGTAACAAAAACACCTTTGAAGATTTTTGTAGGATAAATAAATGTCAGATAAATGGAAAAAACTAGCACAACCTCCACCTCCGATGTTCCTTGGGGAAAAAGAAAGAGATTTAGTTAAGCAAGTTAATGATGAAATTATTGAAAGAGTCATCGGACAGCAAGTTCTTTATTTTCCTATTGACATAGATCATACAAATTTTCATCCTTTATATGGCGAGGCAATAGAAAAAACTTTTCTACCGCCAATTAGGGTTTATGCCCTTGTGGAATATGGAGGAGAAGAGACAAATTATATGTCAAACATCGCTGTTGATGTAATGGAGAAGATAACGATTAAGTTTCATAGAAGAAGATTAACAGAAGATCAAGACTTAGAAGTTAGAGTTGGTGATTTTGTTAGATATGGCGATATTTATTATGAGATCATGAAAAAATCTGAGCCCAAACATCTGTTTGGACAACCAGAGCATGAGTTTGAAACAATAGCAGAATGCATTAGAGCAAGAGACGGATTATTTAATGCCAGTTAAAGAATTTACATTTGAACCATCAACCATAGAAACCATAGATCTGGGTCTATATAATTGGGTTGATAAAAACCTTGATTTATCGACAAACACAAATGATGGCTGGAAGAAAGTTCCAGTTATTTGGCTTGGAGCCGAAAGGTCGTTTCAAGTCAAAAAAGACCAACTGTTAAGAGATAGTGACAGCAGATTGAAACTCCCTATAATTGCAGTTAATCGCGAATCAATCACAAAAGACCCCACTTTTAAGGGAAATTTTCAAGCACATTACCCCGAAAAAGATGATTATAAGGGTGGTACGGTCACAATTACTCGAAGAATACAACAAGAGAAAACTAGAAATTTTACTAATGCTGATATTGCAAGATTATTAAAAGATAGTAGAGAAACTGGACCTCAATTAAACAATAGACACAAGACAGTATATCAAGAAATAACAATACCGGTGCCATCCTATATAAATGTAACATATAATATAACACTCAGAACCGAATATCAGCAACAAATGAATGACTTAGTGAGCCCTTTTATTGCTAAAACTGGAAATATAAATGGCTTCTTTTTCGAACAAGAGGGATATAAGTATGAAGGATTCATTCAGCCAGAGTTCTCTGAGACGAAAAATGTTAAAGATATGGGCGAAGACGAGCGAATGTTTGAAACAAATGTGTCTATAAAGGTACTTGGGTATTTAATTGGAGAAGGTAAAAATCGTGATCGTCCAAAAGTGACTATCCGAGAGAATATCGTTAAAATACGGGTATCTAGAGAGCGTGTTATCGCTGGAGACAAGATTCCTTGGAAAGAAAAGAATAACGATTATCGAGAATAGGATTTTAGGCCAGAACAATACTATTTACTGTGAGTTAATTATATAAAGGAGAGTATTTTAATGCCTAGAAAGTTTGATTTCGTATCCCCCGGAGTTCAGATCACAGAGATTGATCAAAGTAAAGTTGAAGCTCCATTAGAAGACGATGGCTTATTGCTTATCGGTAGGACTAAAACTGGCCCCGCAGGGAAACCAGTTAAAGTTAGAAGTTTGCAAAACTTCATTGATGTTTTTGGCAAGCCAGTTAGTGGCAAAGGAACAATTAATGATGATGTTTGGCGCGATGGTAACAACCAGGGTCCAACATATGCTTCATATGCTGCCCAAGCATGGCTGGCATCAGAGACCTCTCCTGTTACATTTGTACGCTTATTGGGTGAAGATTCGCCGAATCAAGCTAGTGGATATACTAAGGCTGGTTGGGATCTTGGTGGTGCATCTTTAGCAGAAGCCATCCCTTCATCGAATGCAACTGCTTATGGTTTGTTCATGGTCCCTTCGGCCTCTGCTACAGCTAATGCAGAAGGTACTTTGGCTGCTGTTATATATACAACAGCATCTGCCCTAACTTTGAGTGGAACTATCGCGGGAACCGTGAACACAACATCGTCAGCCGGTACTATGATCCAATCAATTTCAACAGCAACTAAGGGTGCAACATTTAAGTTGGAAGTTCATACTGGTGGTGTGGCAAATGCATATTCTCCTTCTGAATCCCTTACATTTCACTTCGACCCAGATGAAAAAACAAATTATATCAGAAATATTTTAAATACAAACCCTCAGAAGCTTTATTCTAAAAACATGGCTTCTGCACAGCTTAAGAATTATTTCCTTGGTGAAACATACGAAGAGGCTGTAAGTCGCTTAGTAACTGGAGTTTCTGCCAGCGCAGGAAGTCAATATGCTATATTATTGCCATTAATGTCTGGTTCTGCTGCTGCAAACAACCTTATGTACCACACAGCCCCTGCTCGCGAATCGAAGACTGGTTGGGTTATCAATCGTGACCCAGCACCACAGACAGATGTTGCAGATTTTTCTGCTGATTTGCAAAAGAAGCTTTTCCGTTTGTGTGCCTTGTCTGAAGGGTCATATTTTGAAAGAAATTATTATATCACAATTGAAGACTTGTCCCTTGGAACAACAAAAAATCCAAATTCTACTTTTTCTGTAATTATTAGAAATTTAGCCAACAATGTTGTCGAGCAGTTTTCTAACTTAAATCTCGATGAAGCATCAGAGAACTTTATTGGAAAAAGAATTGGAGACATGTACCAAACATGGGATAGCTCCAAAGAACGTTATGAATTATACGGAGAATATCCAAACCAATCAGACTTCGTTCGTGTAGAGATGGCTGATGATTGGAAAGCAATAATTGATGATACTTACAAGATTCCTTGGGGATTCTTCGGGCCAGTACAGCCAAAGTCATTTGTACTTGGATATGGTTCTTCCGGGCCACAAGCCTCTGGAGATGCTGTTAATGATGGAACACCCGCAACAAACACAGTTGTAATTTCTGCTGGAAGCTCTGGCGGTGCTGTAAATACGGGTGCTAAAATTACTTTCAATCACCCAGACCTCGGAGCTTTTGTTGTAACATCAACCTCTGGCGGTGGTACGGATGCTTCCTTTACCAATCAGGCAGCAAATATTGATAGGACAGCCGATGTCGGTGATGATTTTGCTTCAAAGTTAGCAATTTTATTAAATCAAATACCGGGCTACAAGGCCGCCGCTGTAGGGGGAACTGTAACAATCACAGCTAAAATAAACGGTCCCCACTTCAAGGGCTATGGTCCTGTTGAAACCGATGATAATTTTAATAATATTACTATTAATGGAATCACAGGCGGCACTGATACGGATGACTTCCTTGATGCTTATGTTAGAGGAAATGCATTAATACCTTTCCATGGTGGCGATACAGACAATTTTGCACATTTACCGCTTGATTATTCAGCTTCTTTCAGCTTCCCAAGATTAAAACTTTCGGAACAGAGTACTTCAAGAGCGGGTTCCGATTATGATGGAAAAGATTTATTTGGATTAAATCATAAATTTGCCAGCAAAAACGAAAGAGCACCACTTGGCGATAGAAGCTATATTGATCTTTTAAGATACCAAGGTGGTGGCATTGACTTGAATGCTACAAGCAATGCTACTCAACATTCTTTTGTATTCTCACTCGATGAAATTATGAAAAGAAATGGAAAATATTACTGGCAATCTGGATCACATGCTCTTGCCGCTGGACTAAATGCAGAGACTGCTGGTTCTGGATCTCAACAATTGTTGACTGATGGAATTAAGAAGTTTGCGTTGCCTATGTTCGGCGGTTTTGACGGGCTTGATATTACACAAATCGACCCGTTCTCAAGTAAAAATGTTTTAGATGATAAATTAGACACAACACACTATGCGAACTATTCAATTAAAAAGGCAATTCAAGCTATCGCAGATACCGAAGTGGTTTCCTATGATGTTATCTCGATACCGGGTATGACCAATTCAACATTGTCTAATGAATTGATTTCTGCCGTTGAAGATCGAGGAGATGCTTTAGCAATTATTGATCTTGATGATCAATATAAAGAAACTCCTGAAGGCGAAGGTGTTCGTAGTGGTGGGGGTATCGATGATGTCAAAACAACCGCTAGAACAAGAGATCTCAATACTAGCTATGCAGCAACATATTATCCAAGAGTTCGTATGCGCGACACCCTATCAGGTAATGGAGATGTATTCGTTGCTCCCGCCTCTGTCGCAGGTATAGGGGCTCTATGCTTCTCAGATGCAAATTCTGATGGCCCTTGGTTTGCCCCAGCAGGTTTCAATCGAGGAGGTATTTCAATCCTTGGTGGTAATGATGGCCCACGTGTCGTTGGGACTTGGAAAAATCTTCCAAAATCAGAACGAGACGAATTATACGAGTTAAATATTAACCCAATTGCAAGATTTCCAGCCGTTGGCGAAATTGTAATCTTCGGTCAGAAGACACTTCAACAAACCCCATCTGCATTAGATAGAATTAATGTTAGAAGGTTGATGGTTTATCTTAAGAAAAGAATCGGCTCTATCGCAGATACTATCCTTTTTGACCAAAATGTTCAAGCAACATGGTCTCGATTTAAATCAAAAGCAGATATGGTCTTGGGAGATGTCCAATCAAGACTCGGTATAACAGAATATAAGCTTGTCTTGGATGAGACAACAACAACACCAGATTTGGTCGATCAAAATATCATGTATGCTAAAATCTATGTGAAGCCAGCAAGAGCAATCGAGTTTATTGCGATTGACTTCATTATCTCACGATCGGGTGTTGAATTCTAGAGTACAAACTAATTAAGTTATAATAAGGAGAAAACAAGTAATGGCATTTTGGAGTAACGTCACATCAGAGGCGAAAAGAAATTATAGATTTAAAATCACTATGGCAGCATTCGATGCAGATAGTGTTGTTTGGTGGGCAAAAACCGCTAGCCTTCCTTCATACGAAGTTAGTGAGGTAGAACACAACCATATGGATAATAAATATTATTTTCCTGGTAGGGTTACTTGGTCTACCGTATCAATGACACTTGTTGATCCTATTAGCCCTGATGCAACAGATCTTTTGAACAGAATGCTTGTTGATGCTGGCTATAGTGTCCCTGGAGATGCCTCTTCTGCTTCTCAAAAGAAAACAATTTCAAAAAATAAAGCAGCAGGTCAAGGAATGGTAAAAATTGAAGTTCTTGATTCAGATGGTAATATTGTAGAAGCATGGGAATTGCAAAACCCTTTTCTTCAGTCTGCTAACTTTGGCTCTTTGGATTACAGTAGCGATGAGCTTAAAGAAATTGAATTGACTTTCCGATACGATTGGGCTGTTTGCACCTCTGGTGGAAACGAAAGATTTAAGAAAGGATCTTCAACCAGTAACACCGCCACAGCAGGTATCGCACCTCCAACAGGTACGACTCCGACTACAGGCACATAGAGGGCTAAATGGCTTTTTGGAGCAACAGAGCAGTAAACCCTGCAAGAAAATATAGATTTTCTGTAGGACCATCTGGTACTAATTGGTGGTATGTAAACTCTGTCACACTGCCGTCTTTTGAAATAAACTCAAATGAATATTTATTATTAAATCAAAATTTTAAATATCCTGGTGTCCCTACTTGGTCCGATGTAACAATCAGCATGATCGATGTTGCAGATTCTGTTAAAAAGATCTCTGAAGTGTTGGGGTTTCAATTTTTTGATTTTTTACAAACAGATGGCATAGCTAAAGTAACAAGTGCTGCTGCTTTAACCAAGTTGGATAAAAAAGGCTCTGCGACACCAACAGAGGACAATTCAGTTAAACAAACAAAAGAAAAAGAAAAAGGAAAAATCACAGCCGAGAAGCTCTTTGGCCGAGGCAGCACAGATAAAAAAACTGAAAATGAGTCCACTACAAAAGAAGCTGCCGAGTTGCAAAAAAAAGGTCTCAGTAATGCAACGGGGTTA